CTGTCGCGAAGCACCGAGAACTGTTCGCGGTGGCGAGGCGGGATGAGCAACTCCATGTCAAAACCTCCAAGGACCTTCAAGGCCTGCCTGCCGACGGGACAGCAAAGCTGCGATGCGCTGCTGGGTTCGTTCACCCCCGTTTTGTCGGCGATGGCTTCGTCGAAGAAGATGACGCATCACCTCCTCGAATCATAGGCCTCATGACAGAGGTAGTTTCTGGCCAGAGTATGTCCGCTGCTCTCAAGATGCAGCGCTCGTTTTCCCGCGCGGCCGCCGTATCCGGGAATATGAGGGCCGGGAAAGGCTTCAGCTTGGCCGCAGCGATTGTCGCACGGGGCTGACCAGCCGATGCCCGCAAGCGCGAGGTGAGAGCGGCCACCGACCCCGTCACCCTTCCCTATTTGCCGGGCCACCAAGCTGGTGCGCGTTGGCCATGGGTGCGCGTAGCAGGCGACGATCAACCGATAAAAATCCCACCGCAAAATTATATCGCTTCGCGAATTATTAACGACACGTACTATACCGTATACCACCCGGTATTTCAGGGAGGTTATTTTGACCGTCGATCTTATTTCTTTGATTGGTTTTACTGAAAACGATACTCGGCAACTTCGCGAACTGAAGGCTTCGATCACCGGCGACCAAGCCGCCATTATGGACAATTTCTACGGCCGGATCCTGTCATTCCCTTTCTTCCAGGACATGATCGGCAAGAGTTGCGCCCGTAACAACATCGATGCTGCGCAACTGGTCGCGCACATCAACGGCATCCAGTTCAAGCATTGGCAGCGATTCTTTGACGGCACGCCGGATGCGGAATTCCGTGAACTCTCCCAGAAGATCGGGCTGGCGCACGAGAAATGCCTGTTGACCAACGACCTTTACGTCGCAAGCTCGGCCATCCTGCTGGAAAATTTCCTGACCCGGATCGCCACGCAGCATCTCGGCGAAGGCGAGCAGGCAACCCGCCTCAGCGCCGCTATGAACTCCGTTGTCCGCATGTTCTTCCTGGACCTGTGCTACGCGATTTCGGCCTATGACAGCGCCGCCTCGCGCACCCAGATCAGAGAGATTTCCGAGCCGCTCCTGAACACCTTTGAGGACGACATTCTCAAGGCGATGGGCTCCGCCGCGTAAGAGCTGAACGAGACGGTCAAGACCGTGGCCTCGCTCAATGACGACAATCTGCAGCGCTGCCGCGAGACCGTCTCCAGCATCAATGTCCTGTCACAAAAGCTCACCGAACTTGGCGAGATCACCAGGCAGATCGAGAGCTTCGTCAGCGTGATCACCGAGGTCTCGCGCAAAACCAAGCTGCTCGCGCTGAACGCCGCGATCGAAGCCGCCCGCAGCGGCGAGTACGGCCGCGGCTTCAACGTCGTCGCAAACGAGGTGAAGGCGCTTGCCGCCGAGGCCGAGAACGCCACCCACAAGGTGAAGAACCAGTCGAAGGACATTCAGGCAGCCCTTCTCGGCGCGATCGAGCAGATGGATGGCTCCCAGAAGCTGGTGCAGGCGATCGACCAGGGCATCGCGTCCGAAAGTCAGGCGATCCACCACCAGCACTCGGCGGCCAACAACATCTCGACCAATCTCGCCGCCGTCTCCGCCAGCGCGCGCTCGCTCCGTGAACGCCTCAACGCCCTCGACGCGGCTTGATTGTTGATCCGAAACGGCGGCCGCGGATCGCCCGCGGTCGCCGGAATTTCTCCCGGCAGGCTATAATTGCCGCCGTGTCCGGCCCATTGTAAGGAATGGGGCCGATGTCGCCCCCATCTCGCGACAGGGGCCTGTAGCTCAATGGTTAGAGCCGACCGCTCATAACGGTCTGGTTGCAGGTTCGAGTCCTGCCGGGCCCACCAACTGGCTACTTGCCATTTGATTTTCCTTTGCTTTTTCCTGTTTTTGTCTCACGGCTGGATTTGGGCCCGTGAACTGAGACACTTTTGCGGGCCCGGTACTCATCGAGGCGAGCGAACGCATTGCTGACCATCCGCCGCTTTTGTGCCTCGCGAATGTAGATTTCGGCGGTTTCCAGTTTCGACCAGCCAAAAATGGCACAGAGTTCGGGAGCGGTAGCGCCGTTCTCGGCCATGATCACCGCGGCAGCCTTGCGCAGCCCGTGCGATGAGCACTGAGGCAACTCGGCTGCGTCGCACCAGTCGCGCATTTTGTTGCCGAGCCCGTCGATGGTGAAGGCGTTTCCGAGATCGTTGATCAGATAGGTGAGATCGCCGGTTTCCGTTGCATCGATTGCCGCACGGAGTTCTCGGGTGATCGGGCACTCGATAGTCTTGCGCGATTTCCTGTTGCGGTTCTTCCATGCGACAAACTTGAGCCAGCCATCGCTCTCGTGCTGACGACCGATCCGGCAGGCGTCAGAGACCCGAGCTCCAACGTTGAGCATCAATTCAAGCGCCAACCTGGCCTTGGTGCCGATCCGGTGGTGCTTGCGATAGGCCCCGACCTCTTCTGGCGTCCATGCGTGCCAGCCATCACCCTCGTTGATCTTGGCTACCCCGACTGCCGGGTTGTGTGCCGCGTGCTTCTTGTCGATGGCCCACTTAAATAGCGCTCGAAGGTACTTCACCAGCTTGTCAGCAGCGCCCGGGGTGGCGCTGCGCTTGTCCCGGCTGCGCTCGACATCGTCCTTGCGGAACGCGGCATAAGGTAGGTCGCCGGCCGTCGTACAGAACCGATTAAGCACACCGCGCTTATCAGCCTGCGTCTTGGGATCGAACCGCTTGAACTCGCTGGACCGGTAATATTGATCGCACAGCCAGTTGAAGGTCTTCTCCCGCGGCGTCTGAGGCGCAGCCGGCGTGCCCTGCTCCAGCGCAGCCAGCGCCTCAAAATATGCCTTCATAAATTCAGGCGTGATGGTGCCGTCCGGTGCCTCAAACCGCTCCCGGATCCTTATCTTTCGCTTGCTCTTGCGCAGATTACGCACGTAGTAGCGCGGGTTTCCGGCGGGATCAGGATCGTAGACGCAATATCGTAGGCGAGTTTCGATCATGCGATCACCCGATCAAACGGGTTCGACGCGAATTCACCGTCGCGCAGCCGCAGCCAGGCCTCTCGTATTTCCTGCACGTCCCAGAGCACCACGCCGTCGATCTTATGTCCTCTCGGCATCTTTCCATCCCGAACCCACTCGTCAAACTTGCTCGACGACACGCCAACCGACGCAGCCGCTTCATCGCGGCGGACGGCAAAGCGGGGCAAGGATAGTTCGCGGGGGGTGAGTGCGCGAGACATCAGGATGCCCTGTTCCTGATCATCGCATCGAGCGTAAAGAAGGTGCAAGGGCAGACAGATGCCTCCCGGCTGATGAGCCGGGGCGCCAACGTAGGCGGCAATGCGACCTGCTTCGTCAATGTGACCGACCTCGAATTAGTGCAGCCTCGTAATCCTTGACCCCTCGAAATTGCCCGCGAGGCGGGGAGGATTACTTCTCGTTGTTGGGCTGGCTGCGTCGCCCTCAAAGGAATGCCTCGCTCCGCCTGTGCGTGGCTCTCTTCAACAACGGCGGATAAGCCACGCACTCAGCCCGGCGTAGGGCCATGTTGGACGATCCGCCGCTTAGTTGAGGACCCCGAGCTTGATGCGCCCCGAGGTGTCAGCGCTTAGAGCGGCCGCTACGGCCGCGCCGACGCGCTTGTTATCCGTGGATGTTTTGGTCAGCTTTTTGGTGTCTGCGTCCCAATAGAGGGCGTCACCGAACGACCAGGCCTCGCCGGTGGCCTTGGGAAGAACGAAAACGCCTTCGGTGGTGATCTCGACCTCGGTCGCCTCCAGCGCGCTACCAGTCGCAATTCCGAAGATGGAGCCGACCAAGATCGCCTCGCCGGCGAGAACGCCGCCGATGGGAGCCGAAGCCGTCAGCGTGCGACCGGGCTGAACGAAGTTTTTCATGTCACAAACCTTTCGATGTTTGGAAACGGATGGTCCGCGCATCGCCGCCCAATCCGGCGGCGATGCGTTTTTCAAGATCGGCGATCGCTGCAGCCAACTCCGCGTCGGATCGATACTCGACCTCTCGCTCGGAGCCGCCCATCGACTCGCGGATGCGCCGCGTGCCGCTGGCACGCGCATCGCGGAGTTTCTCGAGCTGGGCCTGAAGATCAGCGATCGCCATTCGTCAGGCCCCGGGGTTCATGAACCAAGAGCGCCAGTCGACGAAGCCAGCACCAAAATCGAGAGCGACCTTGATCTCAACGCCGTCCACTTCGAAGCCTGCACGGGTTGTGATCTGCGGTCCCTGCGCACCTTCGAGGTACGCATACTCGAGGCCGTCGACCTCCGAAGGGTCCGCTGAGAGATACCAGCGGGTCGCGCTGTTCAAGCGAGGCTCGACGACAAGCTCCAGCTTTCCGCTGAAGGGATTGTAGTCCGCGGTCTTCGTTGCAGTGACCGGAGCCAGCCCTTTCTCGGCAGCGGTTTCCTGATCGGGCGGAACGATCAGGAATTTCGGTGTAACCGAGATCAGTTCGCCCGATAGCCCGACCTGCTTTCGCAGCGCCAGCCGCCCAGCTCCGACCAGTGCATCGAAAGCCGGTGATGCTCCGGTGAACGCTCCGACGTCGCCGCCGGTCGCCTTGTTCTTGTGCGAACTGTGGAATAGCGGATTGCCGTCCGACATCGTAGGCCCATTGCCGGAATTGGCGAGAACGAGGTCGGCGAGCAGCTGAGCCTCGGTGGCGGCCGCCGCCTGGCCCATCTTTCGGGGAACGTCATCGAACGCACGGAGGTCATCGTTGACGATGGCCTGTCGGCTGAGGCCGAAGATCTTCCCGTAGGTGGCGACCCGGTATGTCTCCTTGCCTTCACCGATGGTCCCCGACTTGAATTCGCCGCTCTCGTTTACCTTTTCGAGCCTCGGTGCTTCACCGAGTTGGACGCGGTGGCGGTCCTTGAAGTCTCGCGCTGTGGTCTGACGCGCAACGCGCTTCAGACCCGATGGCGCTGCCGCATACGCGGCGCGCAAGGTGCGCCCAGTGGCATCGCCAAGGACGAGCGGGAAATCGCTCGTCGTGTGCAAGGCCCGCTCGATAATTGTCGTCGCGGCGAGACCAGCGGTTTGAATATTGCGGACCCGGAGGCAATCACGGGCGATATCGAGCATCGACATGCCTGCGAAAGGCCGCGCCTGCTCTGACAACTGGTGCGCCGGCGTAACGCGGGCGAACAGGGCCTCGCCGATCGAACGCGCCCGAGCTTCAGGATCGGCGTGATCGGCAACGATCTCGACCCTCGTCGTCCGAATGGCGCCTGTGCCGCTGGAACGCATCCGCATCGCATCGAATGCCGCCGCGCGAGCCTGATCCTCGGTTGCGTCAGCATCGATCTGACCATCGATCCAATCTTGGCCGAGACCTGAAATCCGAGCGATCGAACGGATTGCGACGTTCGTTTCGGCACGGGTTACGGTGGGTTCAGTCACCGCGGCCACCTCGGCCGCGACGGACTGTTCGGGCGGGGTCGCCGCCGCGGCTGCTGTCGTCATGTCTGCGCTCCTGATTGCGGCACCGGCATCGGCGCCAATGGGGACGATGGAAACTTCGCGGGGGGTCCAGCGCGTAGCCGTTCGTGTGCGGCGGCCATTCGTGTCTTTGCCTTCTTCGAACCGCTGAACCGTGTATCCGACGGAAACATTGCGAAGCACGCCGTCCGCAATGTCCTGCAGCAAGCCGGCCACCTCTGGTCGTCCGCTGAATTTCAACCTGGCGAGAAGACGTCTGCCTTCGACCCATGCGCGCTCGATGGCGCCGATAACGCTCTGTGCTGATGAGCGATCGTGGTTGTCGAGAACGGGGGCACCTTCGACCCGGGACAGATCGATAGCCTCGGCACTGATCGTCAACGCTTCATCGAACTCGCCTTGGAAGTCGTATCGGCTGACCGCTGCTCCGGTGGAGATAACGGCGGTGACTGTTCGCGTCTCGGCGTCCCATGAAGAAGGCTCGAGCGCGACCGGGGTGCGGCGGATGATAAGCTGATCGGGAAGAACCGGAACGTTCACGGTTGAGCCTCCGTCGGTTCGATCGGGGAATGTGGAGCGGCAAACGCGAGGCCTAAACGGGTGGCGCGTGCGTGATCCGCTGCGATTTCTTCGTCGAGCTGCTCGATGTCCCAACCGCGCGAAGCGACAGCTTCGCGGCGGGACATGAGACCGGCATTGATCGCCTCGATTTCGGCGCGGGCATCTTTGAGGGGATCGACCCATTCTCGCCGCGGCGTGATCCACTTCACCGCGAAGAAGGCGTCAGGATCGCGGGCGAAGCCGCGGGCATCGATGTCGCCGCGCAGCGCTGCGATGGTCACAAACCGTTGCCAGATCGGCTGGCAGAAGCGAAAAACGAAGACGGTGTGCTGGATCGCTTCGACGCGGCGGCGAAACTCGATCAAGCCCGCGCGGATCGATGAGAAATTCACGCCGGTCAGATCGCCGGTCATCACTTCGTAAGGGATGCCGAGGCCCGCTGCGATCTCTCGCGCGGTGATCTTGATAAACTCGATAGCCTCGGATCCGATGTCCGCCGGATCGCTGAACCGGACATCCTGCCCCGGCGTCAGAACCTTCATCGTGCCGGGCTCGAGTGATGCATCAATCGCGGAGCCATCGGTCGACGGTCTGCCATCGAAGGTGATAGGCTGGCCATTCGGCTCGACGACGAAACCGGTCAACAGGCTTGCAATCTTCTGCCGCATCAACTGCGCGTCATTGAGTGCATCGGCATCGGCTGCTCGCAACAGAACTGGTGCGAACCACGAAATGCCTCGTGCCTGACCCGGTATTTCGGGCTTGAAGAGGTGCACCATCATTTCGGCCGGGAGCCGGATAGTTTGAAACGAGGCGGCAAGCTCGCGCTGATCCCGAAGAACGTGATAAGCGATCCGTCGCCCAGCACTGTCGAACTCGACCCCGGCGACGATACGCGCGCCTCCCGGCAGGTCGTGTGTCAACGATGGATCAACTTGCTCGGCGTCGATCAATCGCGCACGGAGCGGATTGCCACGCTCACCGTCGAGCGACAAGGCACAGAACACATCGCCGTCGACGACCATTCGTCTGAAGGCGAGAGCCTGCTGCCCGTAGAAATCGAGGACGCCGTCGGCGTCAGCCCGGTCGACGAAGCCCTCGAAGGCTGCATTGATTGCGGCGCGAACGGTTCGATCCGGGTGGGCTGACTGAGGTTTGATCCCCGTACCAACGGCGTTTGAGACCCACGCTTCGACCGCGGCCGCGGCGAGCGGAGAATTCGCTGTCAGGTATCGCGCGCGTCGGCCGATCGGCCCGCGCGCCATGGTCATCGCATGGCGCTGGTTCGGCATCTCGCCCGTTCCGCGCCAGCGTCGGCCGCCGGCGGCGCCGTCGTAGCTGCGGAAGGCGAGAACCGCTGCCTTTGTACAATGGCCTAGGAGTTTTAGAGGGCTGAACACTATTTGCCCTCCGTATTGTGGTTACGGATGCGCTGAATTGCGAAGTGCAGCCGTACCGCTATCGATCCAAGGTCAACGACTTGGACATATTCGTCATCGAAATTTAGCGCGGTCATCGCCGATGCGAGCGGGTCAATTTTTTCTGCTGCAAGTTTCTGCTCTGGACCCATACGGCCAATTGCGATCTTCGACCGACCTCCGGAGGCAGCCTTCTGAATTTCGGGAGTGATCTTCTGGACAATGTCAGCGGCCTCGTTCGCCTTCATACCGCGGCTCGTAAGGATCACCATCAGCCGGATCGCGATCAGGTCCGCAAACGAGTACCGGCGCCAGCCGCCTCCCTCTCGCGCGAGGAGGCCGACGCGATTGTGCCAAGCCCGGAGAGTGCTTGGAACGCAATCCGTCGCATCACAGGCTTCCGCTGCTGTAACCGTCAGCTCTTCCATATCGATACACATACATCGATTTTTAAATTGATGCAATCGTATCGATTTATTTGCTGGCTGACCACGAAATTTGATCTTGATTGCGGCTAGGAACCGACGGCAATCTAATGGTTCCCCTGTTGGCACTGACGCCACGACGTGGGCTCTTGAAGCGTTGCAAGACGCTTTAAGACGCCTTTAGGACGCTACGAGCTGATTGGCTCTAAGGCACTCCTTCGAATGACGGCTTCAGGTATGAGGTCGTGGAATAGCCGACGGGGTGAACTATGGAGGCGTCCATGAAGAAGTTTCTTCGCCGGGCGTGTCGAGTTCGCAAGCTTGTCGAGCTTGCAATCTTCTGCTGGAAGGTTGCTAAGTTTCTGTACGAGTTTGTGACCTCGACCGTCATTTGGCGTACCCATGGCTGGCTATGTAAATTATCAGCTCAGATACAAAACCAAGGGCCGCTTCATCTTTGTTCCAACGGAAGACTGCCGCCTTTACGGAGAGCGCCTGCTGGTTGAATGTCAGGCGAAGGTCCCGTTGCCTGCCTATCACTTCCACTATGCGTCAGGCGGTCACGTCGCAGCCTTGCATCGGCACATCGAAAACAAGTTCTTTTTTCGGATAGATATCCGAAATTTTTTTTATGCTATCCGCCGCAATCGTGTGGCCGATGCGCTGCGACACTTCAGTATTCCGAACCCCCGCGAAAAGGCTAAATGGTCGTGCGTAGCGGACCCTTATTCCGGTGCAGGTTATGTGTTGCCGATAGGGTTCGTTCAGTCGCCAATGTTGGCGAGCATGGTGGTGTTGCGCTCACCACTTGGTTCTGCAATTGAGAAAAGTAACGCGCGCGGTGCTTTCGTCTCTATGTACTTCGATGACTTCATTGGATCAGCACCAGATCTCAAGCTTTTGGAAGAGACGTATGCTGACCTGTTGAAAGCATGTATTTGTGCAGCGTTGCCAGTAAACCCGACAAAACTGATCGCTCCTGTATCTACTGCCACGGCCTTCAATTGCGAGGTACGAGAGGGATTTGCAGCCGTTACAGCAAAGCGAATTGATAAATTTTACGAGCAGGCACACGGTCCTGCGGCAGTCGCTTCGTTTATCGCCTACCTGCGTCGTGTGGAAAGAAAAAATACACGAGCCGCCGCCATATAGGCGGTTGTTGAACTCGCCAATACGTTAGTGCCACACAACCTCTATGTGACCGTCCAAGGCTTCAATTGCGCGCAAGAGTATGTTCGATCGGGGCATGCCTTTGCGCCGGCTGCTGTTGGCAAAGAAATGATGCCCGCTGCACATGGCGTCGACGTCGCCTAGCGAAAGATTTAAATCAGCGGCCCTCTTTCTTATGGCATCCACGATAGGATGCCCAATGGTGCTAGGCACCCAAGGTCGCCTCTTAATCCCGAACGTCCTGCCTTTATTCGCGATGCTTTGCCAGTTGCGTTCGGGAAACGCGGCAAGTATTTCGGATTTCGTTGCCTCTTTCCACATGCGCCGGAGACGAGCGACATCTGTTGTCTTCCATGTCTTGGTTTTCGGACCCAGACGAAGCGCGTGCACTCGGGAAGTTATGGCTTGCATGCTGCGACGCAGCCTGCGTTTCATCGCTCGATAATCGGGATAAAAGTGTCGGACGATCGCATCTTCGGCTTTCGTCCAGAGGCGATGGCCGTTCGGCGTCTTGCCTTCGCGAAGAACCCTTTGCCGTGCCCGCTCGCTGCGCTGCGCGCGCTCGGCGTGATATCGGATATCCATGGTTGCCCTCCAATAGGACAAGCCTATTTGCCGCCATGCGACGGTGGCGACTCTTCGAAGCGATTTTCCCCGCAATCAACCGACGATCAGTTTGTTCTCCCACTTACCGGGCTTGAATGTCACGATGTCGTAAACGCCTTTGCACCAGCGGATGTGAAGAACGGTCCTGCCCTCGAAACTCACCTTGAGCGTAGACATCTCCGTGATTGAGGCGGGGTCGATCGGAAACGCGCGCATGACGGTGATGTATAGATCGCGAGCGACAAACTCGTAGTAGCGCTTTCGCTCACCATCGATCGTGATGTTGCCCACCGGCCGTTCCATACGAACAAGATCAAGCACTGATCGGTGCAGGCCGCAGACGTGCTGTAATCGCTCTTGTCGGGTGCTAGACATTCATGCCTCCGAAACGGCTGCGGCGGCCGAAGCCGCCGCGTTGGTTAGCCGGTGGGATCGACGCAGGCGAGCGCCATTGCTTCATCCATCAAAGCAACGACCTGACGACCCTTAAACTTCGCTCCGATCAGCACGCGGATCACCTCGCGTTCGTCGCCGAAGTTGGCACCTAACGTGCGGAGAAGCGCTGCCATGACCGTGACTGGAGATGGAGGTCCAAAATTAACGATCGCGCAGATCGGCGTTTCCGACCCCGGCGCAGAAATGGTATTTGTCTCGACAGCTTGCTGCATGGGCTTCATCCGTGTTGCGAGTTAGGGCCGATGCCAAGGTTGCCGCCTTGCATCGGCCTGCATTTACTGTAAAACTGATATTATGGCAAAGTCAATAACCGTAAAACAGAAAAGGCGGGGACGTCCTGCAACTGGCGTCGATCCATTCGTCGGGGTTCGACTTCCTGAAGAACTGATCGAGCAGATTACGGAGTGGTCCGATAAGAACGGCACCGCCTCGCGCTCTGAAGCAATCCGGCGCCTTGTAGAAATTGGACTGAAGAGGTCGAAATGACCGCCGACCTTCCGCGTATAGACGCCGTATCTGTGCCAGCACCGATGACGCTGCGAATTCGCTGGAAGGGATCATCGCAGGCCGTCGACATCGATCTGACCGGCTGGATCGTGATGGGTGGAAGCTTGCTCGACCCCTTGCTCGATCCTGAAGTATTCACGAAGGCTTTCGTATCCGATCACGGCGCGGCCGTGTCATGGGATCGAGAAAAGGGTGATCTTTCGATCGATGCCTATCACCTGCAGCAGATGGCGAACTCATGACACTTTCCAAGCCATGGGCTGAATTTGACACCGCATTCCAGCACGTACTCGCCGTGCTGGATGCCCGCGGCTGGACCAAGCAGCGGACGGAAATCGAGGTGACGCTGGACCGGTTGATCGCTCTCGCACCGAATGAAGCCGCGCGGAAATCTTCGACGTTCCTACTGGATCGCGTTCTCAAGAGCATTTTGGCGGCTGACCAGGCGACCGTATCAGAACATCACGAATTTGGTTTCGAGATCGACTTGGCCAAGGATGCTATCCGAAAGCTGATCCGGGCTGAGTGCAACAGAAATCGTCCTTACGAATAGGTTTCTGCTTTACCGCGGCAGCTCTCGAACTAGCTCCGCACAACAAAGCGAAGGACTAGTCCTTTAAAACGCGAGAGAGTTCGTGAGCGATGCGATTAGCGATAGTGGATGTGCTTGCTCGAAACGCTGCCTCGCTCTCTCCCTTTAAAATCTCGCGAGCCAGATTTGGTCCGTACAATGCCTTGATCGGCAGTCTTGCTCGACCAGCGCGGACGAACGCGACACCGGTGTCACCGCTCTGAAAACCTTTGACACCTTGTCGCCCTTTGTGCGCACCGAGGATGAACGCGTGAGCGAACAGCCTCCGAACGCCCCATGGTGCAGCCGACACGCCTTTGGCGGTCTGTCTTGCCGCAAACAGCCCGATGTTGGTTTCATTACCCCGCGCAACAATCTCGTAGGTGAGCGTCGCCGGTGTCGAGCGGATCGTCCTCACCGCTTTGGTGACGAGACCGTACTTCATCCCGGTTTGCTTCACGAGCGCGCGCTTCACCTGCGTCCGCCCCTTGTCGCCCTCGTGGTTGAGAGCGCGCGACATGATGACCCGGGCTTGACCATTACCGAGAGCGGCAAGCTTGTTGCCGAACCTTTTCAAAACATCGTCGCGGACGTCGATACGAATTTCCATTTCGCCTCCAGAGCGTTTTTTTCCTCGCGGTATCAGTTGCAGAATGCTTGCCCCAAAGCCCCGGCGATTTGTAGCACCACGCCAAACCCTGAAATGCCGATACCAGCTAAGATAAACTTCCGGCTTCGTCCCGCTTCTCTTTCTCTTCCCGGTATAGCTTCGATCAGCCGCCCCAGTACTCCGCCTTCGACAGTTGCTTTTCCGGAGTTAGGTTCGCCCACAATTCCATCATCAATCATCATTGTGTTGAACAAGGATTTCTCCGCTGCAAGGCTTTTTGCTTCAAGGAGCGATCGCTTGTTAGTTTGAATAAGCTCATAACCAAGAATAACAAACCCGACGAATTCTATACTGGAGCCCATGACAGTGGTCCAAAGAGGCCACGTCTGGGCACCAAATTTGCAAATCTCAATCATCTTTCCATCCATCTTGATCGGATCACGCGCGGCGTCTGCGGCGCCGGTTGTCCGATTGGTGCTGATATTCGCCCAGCTGCCTGGTCGAGGTTGAAGCCGAACGCGCGCAACCCATGAAGCGCAGCCAGAGCGTAGACGCGACAATCAAGAGCTTCATTTCTGGCGTGGGTCGCCTTCACCCACTCTCGTATGGCGACACCCTTGACGAAACGACGAACCGGTCGCTCGGCGGTGAGCATCGAAAAATAATCGAGATCGCGTCCGGTGGGGAAATGGCAATAGCCCGGGCCCGGCTCTTCGAGCGCCAACCGGGCGACGATAATCTCCTTCGCGGCGTCTGTCCCGATCACATAGAGCGGCGGGCGGCCGGGCCGCGGCCGGGAAGGCCGGCGCGGCCAAAGTGGTGCGCCCCGGGTCGAAGATCCCTTGATCGCCCAGACTCGCCGCGCGTGCCGTGGTGTGGCGAAATCGTAAACGTGCTTGGACCAGTTTCCCGTGTCCACCGCAGCGGCCGCAACAAACATCGATTGGCCATCCCGGCCGCGCCGCGGCGCCATCAATAAGGCGTCAAGCCGCAACCAGACATCGGGATCGATCGGATTTCCCATCAGCGAGTGATACTCGATCGACCAGCTTTCCTCGCCGCGTGCCCAGCCAACGACCTCGCACTCGAGCCGATCCTGCTGCACATCGACGCCGGCGGTTAGGACGGTGACGCTTTCGGGAAGATGGTTGCCCCAGCTTTCTGCGCGCGCCATCAGACGAGCCGGCTCTGGAATGTGAGCGCTGCGGTCCTCGAATGGCTCGCCCAGCTTCAGGTTGACCCATGTCTGGAGACGCGGCGGATCGCGATAGACCAACCCATGCTCCACCGCGATCTCCGCCCAAGTCTCAAAAGGCGAGTACAACGCAGAGAGGTGAAAGCCGGCGGTCCGTCCGTCGCCGATCGCCGAAGGACGCCATTCGCCCTGTGAAAGCATGGCAGGTTTATGCCGTTCGTAGACTGGCTCGCTGCAATGCTCGCAGGCGTACCACGCACCGGCGCGGTGATTACCTGTCCATTTCACCTGCGCCCACCGGAGCGCCTGGTACGCGCCGCAATGGGGGCAGGGGACGAAGAAGCGACGCTTATCGCTTTCTTCGAAGGCTTTCGTGATGCGCGATGCGCCCTCAATCGTCGGCGTCGAGACCATGAAGATCTTGCGACGCCCCCGGAATGTGACCGTGCGCTGAAGCGCGAGGGAGATCGGATCGCCTTCACCGCCGGCGTCGTGAGGGAAGCCATCGACCTCGTCGAGAAACAGATATCGGGCCGGCGTCGAGCGTAGCCCAACTGCGCTGTTAGCGCCGACGAACGCAATCTGGCCGCCGGGAAATGATTTGAGGGTGGCGGTGTTACCCGGATCGCGGCTTCGCGCTTTTGTGACAAGACGATCGATCTCCGGCGTCGAGGCGATCAGCGGATCGATACGGGTGCGCACTGTACGCCGGGCGCTCTCTGTCGTTGGCATCACGTAGAGCATCAGGCCTGGCGCGTTGGCGATGACATGGCCGATCCAATTCAACCCGGCTTCTGTCGCGCCGAGCTGCGCGCCCTTCATAAACACAATGCGCTCAGCGGAAGAGGATACAGACAGGGCGTCCATTATATCGCGCAGATACGGCGTTCTGTCCGTGCGCCAAGGCCCGGGCTCAGCCGCAGTGTTCGGCATGATCCGGTGCTGATCGGCCCAATCTGAAACTGCGATTTGCGGCTCGGGCGCGATCCCGCGCCGCCATACGTCGTCGCACCATTCGATGTCTGGCGCCTCATCGTACATTTGCGAGGCTCCCTAACGGCGTCGCGGCCGTTTCGGTCAGAAGGTCACGGACGGCCCTGTCTATTGCGGGAAACAGTTCCTTAGGATCAAGGTCCAGTTCCTCGGCTAGACGGGCTGTTACACGCGGAATGGCGCCGATCCAGCGGTCGCGCTCAGCGCGCGCCCGCTCGAAGAGAAATCGCTCAACCGCGCCGCGATCAATAACGGATCCGCTTTCCTTCTTGAACTCCAGCTCGCGGATGCGTGCTTCCCAGCCTAGTTTTGCATTCCGGTTTTCGGTCGCGCTACACCCTCGAGAGTCGTTCTTCGACGGTTTGCGAGCTTCGCGTCGATTGTGATCGATGTGCCGCTGATACCATGACTTGCCTTTTGCAAGGTCGATCAAGCCATCATCTCCGACAGGAAGGCCGGCTCGCACGAGTTGCGATACGCGGGTACGGCTGACGTCGATCTGTGTCGCGAAGGAGGCCTTGGTGACGAAAATTTGCTTGGCCATCCTTTCAACCCGTCGTTCCGAAGCCGTAGTCGGCATGCATCGCGTGCTTGCTGCCGCTGAGGCCACCTTGTCGCTGCGCAGGCGGGTTGCTGATGTTCGGCGTGATCGTCGGGCTGACGCTGAAGCCCAGCATCCCGGTCCACCGCTGCACGGCCGCCGCAATCGTTGCGTCAGTTCTGCGAAGCTCCGCTTCGAGAGCGCTCTTGAAAGCCTCTCCCGTCTTCTGGCCTGCACCGGCGGCCTTCACGGAGCCATCGAGGAAATCGATCGACTTTGCTCCGCTCGACCAGATGCTCTGGATTGGTTCCTCCGGTGGCGGCATTCCGAGAGCGATGGCGCTCATCCCGCTGCGATAGACGTCCTTTGCACTGACTAACGGCTTTGTCTTTGGCTGGCCGGGGTTATCGCCGGCAGCCTGATTGTAAAGCTTCCAGCCGCCATAGGCTAACGCTGCGCCCCCGGCAGCGATGCCGAGCGCCGGCAACAACCCGACTGCACCGACGAGAGCTCCGATGGCTGTCGCAACACCGGTCACCACCGTCGCGAGGGTCGTGAACGCGGGCGTGATCGCTGCGATGAAGGGCAACGCCGTGCCGAGACCAATCGCCCATTCCTTGAAGCCGGCCGTTCCGTTGCTGATCGCAACGATGGCGTCGCCGATCGCCTTCAGCGTGGAGGCGAAACCTTCGATGGCGCCAGATTTGTCCAAACTTTCGATCAGCGATTGGAAGGCGTCGCCGAGCCGCTTCACTGCAGCTGGATAACCCTGCAGCATCTTATCGCCAGCTTCCTGTGCTAGGCCCTGTCGAAAGCCCGGCAGGTCGCTTAGCTTCGTGTCGAGCTTGCTTTGCGCTCCATCCTCACCGAGCTCCTTGTTGAGCAGGTTGATCAGCCGCGCGGCCTGGCGAGGTTCGACGAGTCTGATGAACTGTCCCAGCGTTGTTCCACTATCGGCGAGCGTTTTCAGCCAGGCGTCGGGATCGATCTTCTCGACGGATGAGAGGATAAACTTGTCGATCGTTTTCTTGATCTTTCGCTGGTCGACAGGCTTCATCCCGCCGCCCCAAGCCCTCTCGACAACCTTCATAAGGAGCGAGCTTTTCTGGGTGAATGGAATTTCCTGATCGAGGATCTTCTGCAGCCCTGGGGCGACCGATTTGAGCGTCTTCCCGTACTCGCTTTCGAATACCGCTACCATCTGGCTCGCGGAGACCTTCTTGCCGGGGATGAGGAATTTCGACGGATCGATCCCCAGCTGCGCATACATCTTGCGGGCCTCGGACGTGAGAATGGTCAGGCTCTTCACCATAGACCGCAGCGCAGTGCCGGCTTCTTCGTTCCTGATGCCGGCTTTGTCGAGCATGATGTATGCGCCGGCAAGCCACTTGATGCTGATGCCGGCCTTCAACGCGGCGGGGCCGACGAATTTCATCGCATTGACGAAATCGTTGATGGTGCCCGGAGCTCGCTGCCCGACGTAGACCGCAAGATCACCCAGATAACCGAAGGTTTTTCGTGCCTGATCGATAGTCGCGATCGGCATCTGGAAATTGCTCGCAAGCTTGACGAAGCTATCGGCCATTTCGTCGATACTGACGTCGGCTGCTTGCGCCGTTATTGCAAGTGGTCGAAGAGAGCCCATGATGGCGTTCAGCCCGACGTCGGCGCGAGCGAGGGCGTTCGCGGCACCCATGACCTGGTCAGGCTTGAACAACGTCGAGCGCGAAACTTCGAAGGAAAGCTTCTTGAGCTTCTCGATATCGGCCATCTTAAAATCAGGATTTGCCGCCGATAGCTTATTCGCATTCATCGCGAAGCGGTAATAGCTGTCGTGTGCGCTATAGAGCCCGACAGCCCCGACAATCGACATTACCGCTCGGCTCGTTCGATTGATCTCTCGTGCGGCGGCGACTGATGTCGTTTTAGCAGCCGCAGTGATGCCATGCAGCGACGCCTGCGCCCTTTTTGCTGGGCCGCTGACACGATCAATCAGGCTCACAATCAGATTGGCATTCATCGACGGCATCGGTCACAACCTTGGGCTCGAGTAATGAGAGATCCGCGCGGCCTCAGCATGCCAAAGCCGCGCGTCGGCGTAGTCCATCTCGAGCACGTCGGGGAGCGGCGTGTTCAAGACGTACGCAATTTCGGCCGCTATCGTTCGCCAGTTGCCCCATTCGGGCCGAGTGGCAAAAAATCACCCATTACTCCGGCGATCTTCACGAAGTCGGCCGCGTCGATTTCTCGGATCACATCCTCGCCCAGACCGGACAGGCACGCGACCGACGCGATACTGCCGGCCATTTCCCCGCCGGCTTCGATCGCCTTCTGAACGATCTCGATGTCGCGTACCTTGGCTCGCCGCAGGTGAATTTCCGAGATAGTTTTCTCGCCATCCGCCACCGGATATTGCAGGTCGATTTTTTCCATAGTCGGTCTCCTCGTTATCGGTTGGGATAGGTGCGGAAATATTCACGGCTGTCGCCGCCGTGTGAGGCGACCCTTTCATCAACTCGCACCGCGCGCAGCCTGCGCGCCGCCGCCGGCGTCAGATGTCGAAGGGTCAAAAGACGGATGGCTGCTCTGGAATTACTGCCCACCAAGGCGGATAGCTGCCGGTGGTCGAAGAGCCTCAGACCCATCGCCGCCGCCCGGGCTCTCTCCACGGTACCGCCTAGACCCTCGAGCCTAGTGACCGAGCGCCCCGTTCGAGGACCCCTGACCCGGTCAATCAGCGAGGTGAGAAGCCGTTTCGTTGTGCTTTCCATTTTCGTCTCCATGGTGATGGTGAAGTCATTTCTGCCTTGAAACACTGGCCGTTTTTCGGGGGGCTGCGCCGCCGCATCGTTCGGCGCAGGGAGGACCCGCAGGCAGTGACCGGGGCACACGAGGGGGGACAAGGGGGACAAAACCCCTTTTCGAAATGTCCCCGCCTTCTTTTCTAATCTCTGGGCTCGGTTGGCTTGGCCGGTCTGGGCGTTGTTGCGGCGGGGCGCCTAAAGCGCCCGCCGCCATTGGGCACCTTGCCCTGCCGCGCCCCGATTTCGCCGATGGGTCGGCGTTTGGAGCAGAGGCGCAGCCGTCATCGTGAGACAACTGCGGGTACAGCATATTGCTCTTCTTCTGCTGTACCCGGACTTGTCTCACTGCCTCAGGTGCGGCGGCGGGTTTGCCGCGGCGGTACCAGGTCGCCCGGCTCATTCCGACGGCCTCCCACGGCCTTTCCCGGCTCGCTGACACGCCTTCGTACTCGCTGCGGCGGACAGCGCCGCCCTCGCGACGGCGCGCTGTCTTGGCCTCGTTGTTCCGCTGGTGGCGGCGTTCTTGCCGCGCGACCTTCCCGCAGTCGATTGCGCCGATCGTGGTGATCTTCAGCGCAGTCCGCTCCGCGTCCGTCAGGCGCACCCGCCACGCCAGCTTGTCGGCCGTCCACTTCAATGGATTGGCCTCCACCTTGGCAACGAGAGCGGCACAGGCGCTGTCCGATAGCCAAGGAGCCCATTCTCTAACCCAAGCCGGGATATGCTCTGTGGGGTTGCCGTAGGCCTGTGCAATGTGGTGTGCCGCGACCAGCAGGTCGTCCCGGCCAGCATCATCGTCGGGCAAGGTATTGCCCCAGCGGTGTGCGAACAGCCGCTCCAGCTCCCGGAGCCGAACTCTCATCAGCACCCCCGGCCGCCGGCGGCGCTTCTTTACGCGAGCGTCCCAAGCATACCGGATCGCAATTTCCTGATGCTTGGCGCGAACAACGCGCGCGCGATCATCATCAAGTGTTGACGCTGAGGCGGGCTCGACATATTTCTGAGACCTCGAAGCTGCCCGCTTCTTACCAATCTGCTTTGCGCCGTCCTGATGTCCAGTCAGGGCGGCGTTTCGTTTGACGGGCGGGTCCCTCGGTCGGCTTCTCCGTGCAGCGCCCGAGCCCTCTGAAAGCGAGACAGAGGTCTGAGACACAAAATGGGAAGCATCGAGGATATTGGGTGTCTCACCGTCGACTAAGTGATTGATCTTTGGAGCTTGCAGCAGTCCTGCCGGGCCCACCATTTCCCCTTCCCGTGCTGGCCACCCCATCCGCAGCCACCGCCCTCCGCCTCCCCCCGCGTTAACCCTTTACTAACCATACACCGGGCAAATTTTGCCCAGTGAAAGTGAGTGTCGTTCTGCACCAGCGGGGGTCCCGTGGAAGCAAGCGCGGTGAATCAC